AGTTGTTCCCAACCAAAAAACGTCAGAAAGGAAACCCCAAAATGGCACTCACCTTCAGAGAGCAAGTCGAAGCGACAGCATGGGAGCTGTGCAACGGAGAAGGCACCGTGCCCGAATTGAGGAAGCGGTTCGACGCAGACCCCGAGACGCCGAATTTCGACCCTGCCAAGGCATTGGAGATGCTGCACATCCTCCAGCTCATCAACTACAAGCAAGCCGGTAAGGGACGCGGACGCGCCCGCTGCCACTACCTGAAAAAACCCGAATACGGACTGCTCACCTTCGACGAGCCGAAACCGGCACCAAAAGACGAGCGGGAACGGGAGACCCGCATCCAATGGGCCAAGGACTTCCGCGTCATCGCCGACTGGCTCGACGCGAACTGTTACACGACTGAAAGCGAGGAAGCATGAAAGAATCCGTCACCATCCAATACCGCTGTGAGGATGCTGACACCAATCTGGTCGAAACCATCCCAATCGCCTCCATCGGCATCGACCAGTGGAGTCAAGGCCATCCCGTCCTGTTCAACCTTGACCGGAGAGGACATCACGGCCGCCGTATGCTCAGCGCACTCATCACCGCCTGCGAAGCGGTGCTGCATGAAATCCAGGACATCAAATGGGAGGACTGACCCATGGCCGGACCGATTGACGTGATTCAACGGGCGCTCAGCGCACTGGCCTCAGCGGGATTGGGCAGCGAGTCGCCGGCAGAGGCGTATGTGCTCGGCTACCAGGCCGGCTGGCGGGAAGCGCTCGACCTGTGCATACGAATCGAAACGGCAATCAACAACGAAACGGAGGAAACGAATGAGCATCATCAGCAGTGAAATCGAGGCACAGAAGCAGCGTGACCCGTCGTACATCGACAGTGACCTGCAGTGGGCGTGGGGACGAGGATACAAGACCGGAGCGTCACGCGAAATCACCGAAGAGGAGATTGCCGCCGCCATGGACGAAACCAGAAAGTTCATCACGCTCCCTGGCGCGTGGTTGGAGAACATCATCAGAATCGCGTTCGACGCGGCAAGAAGAAAGGCAATGGAGGAGTGAGCAGGCCACGCGCCCGTGAACGCAAGCCCGCATGGCTGCGCACGTTTGTCTCGAAAACGAGTCCCCTTGTGGTCACTGTCTGCGAGGGGTGCGGCCTGTACGTCATCGAGGATCGGGAAACCGTGTGGGAGTCGTGGGATTACGGGTGTGTGGCGGGTGACGACCTGACCGTGGCGATAATCCTCGGCCGCCCGTTGACGCGCGTCACATGGCTGCCTTCGGTCGGCCACCCGTTGTTGCGCAGCGTGAGCGGTAGCGTGGGCATCAGGCCGGACGGCCAATACCTCGCCGGTCACACGTGCCATTTGGCTCGGGTGAGCGTCAAACCGTTCACGCCGCCGAAAAGGGAGCGTTCGCCGGGCAAACCGTGGGGCGGGCCGAAACTATCGAAACAGGAGATAGCCGAATTCAAACGCATCTGGAATATGCCATACAGCCAGCTCAAACATGAGAAAACCCCAACCAACAAGGTCGGCCAGGGCGATGAGATCCAAGCATTATTCTAGCCGACCAGCCGGAAGGGGCTCAGCATGAACTGCCAGAACTGCAGGACGATGACCGAAGAGGGGTGTTCGCTGTGCGAGACGTGCGAGATGCGCTTCGCAGGCACATTATTGCGCTTGGCGCGTGATGTCACGCCGTTGCATGACAGCCTCGACGCGACATTGCATCCGGGAGGGCATTCGCCCGTGCGCATCCAGACCGCCACTCCCCCGACACCGATACGCTTGGACGTGCTCGACCTGATTGACATGCTCGACGCCACGGCCCGCGAACTATGGCGCCGCCTCGACGGCATCGACGCACTCGACTGGCGCAAAGACAAACGCAACGAGGATCTGAAGGCCACGCTCATCGCATGCGCCGGACACCCCAAACTCGCCACGTTCGCCGACGCGGGCTTCTACATGCACGTCGTTGACGGCATCGCCCGCAAAGTCGATACTGCGCTGGACCCGCCGGAGCAACTCCGCGAGATAGGTACCTGCGAACTATGCGAGACCATGCTCACCGCTGGGGCAGCAGACCAGTGGGTGACATGCCCGGTCTGCGGGAGGGAACAGCGAGCGCAGACGGTTAAACTGCGTAGGCTCAAGACGTTGTGTTGGGATGATTCCAGGCGCGGGTCTGCGGCTGAGATAGCCAAGGTGTTCACGGACGCGGGAATCACCGTCAAAAGGCATACGCTCACCGTGTGGAAATCCCGAGGCAAGCTTGATGTCACGCCCCAAGGCATTTCATACAGCAGCGTCTACCGGCTCGTCATCAGTGGCGGACTTGACAAAGAGCTGACTGTGACCGCATAATGTCAGTGGATTAGTATCGAAGAGCCCAACCAAACGGTTGGGCTCTTCGCATATCCAGTCATATCTCATGGGCTGAGAGTACTCCGCCGGCAGTGTCCAAAGCGCCGGTGCCAGTCGGCCCGCCACGGCTTGCGTACGGTAGAGGACTAACCGGTCGCGCTGGGATAGTGTGACAGCCAGCAAACACGACAACTGGATCGCGAATTCGAATCCCGTCCAAGCCACCGAACACATCACAGTCCGACAAGGAGCGTCGCATGGCACAGCCCATCAACATCGATATCGACGAGCAATGGATCCGTGACCGGTTCGCGAACATGCTCATCGACATGGCCGAAGAACTCAGCCCCGGGATACGCTTAGGACGTGCCGGCCGCCGCGCGGGACATGTGGATGGTGGGTGTCGCCTAGTCTCGGTATGTCGGGATTCGATCACCCGGCCGGCCAATTCGGAAACAGGGTCTCAAAGGTCTTGTCCGGATTGATATATCGCCGCACTATATCGGATACCATATGCTTCACTTCGGTTTCGTCGGCAATGCCATAAAAACAATGGCACATTTCCTCGATCACCGAAAGAATCGGCGCGCTGTCAGAACCGGGATATAGTTGTCGCCACAACCCCACACGGAAAACAAGAACCGACTTCGTGACGCCCAAGGCGTTCTCGTCATACGTCAGAGAAAGCCCTGAACCCGGGATAAACACCAAAAGAGCCGAATTCCGTATCAGAGGCGGCCGTCTGTCGAACTCCTTTGCCATTGCATCAAGTGCGATGTTGATGGCGCCGCATTCATGCGGCAGAAGTTCGATCGTGGATCGCATGTCGATCCTCTCGGCAAGACGCCCGGGTATTCTTATCCCGTACATATCGATAGCTCCGCGGACAAGCATGTTACTCCTCGCTTTCGTCCTCGTGATGTTTGCGTGGCCTGCCTCCCCCGACGCCGCGGCCGGGCCGGTTGGCGTCCCATTCATCGATGGTTTCGGGAAGCCAGCCGCGCGTGCGGCCAATCATTGCGTCGGGCTCCGGGAGTTTGAGGTTGAGCAGGCCGCCGCTGGTGATGCCGAGGCGTTCGGCGACCTGCTTGACGCCGAGGTATTCAGTCGTCATTCCCGGCCTCCCATCACCGCCGTGGCGATGCACCACAGTCCCGCGGCAAGCCCGAACAGGCCGGCCGGGACCGCCTTGCCCGCGAACCCGAGCGACAGCGACACCAGCGCGCATACGACGCCGGCGATCGCGAACATTCTTGTTGTCTTCATGATGCTCCATGAAATAGGATGGACCGGAGGGTTCCGGATACTTGGGATATTCGGAACCCTCTTGCGTCACCGCTTATGCTGTGGCGGCCTGCGCAGCGAGATGACTATCGCCACGAGCGACAGCACGTTGCTGACCACTGCGCTGATCGCGGTTACGACGTCCGTCCATTTCATGTTCACCTCCTTTCCTTGGCTGAAATATCTATAGTAACACAACTACTATAGATATGCAAGTGGAGAACACCACGACACGCCAACAACCCCAACGAACACGAGGCAACAACAATGGCCAGCAACGGATACAACCCACGCCAGCGCAACGGGCACAGGCGCAGGCAGAACAGGGCACGGGTCAAGGCCGCCAACACATGCTGCTACATCTGCGGCAGACCAATCGACTACAGCCTCAAGTCTCCCGACCCATGGAGCTACGTGCTCGACGAAACAATACCGTTGGCACGAGGTGGCACGCTCACCTACAACAACAGCGGAGCCGCACATCGATGGTGCAACCAGGTCAAAGGCACGCACACATTGGAATGGGCGCGCAGGGAAGTCGCCAATATTCTCAACGGCAAAGGTAAAGGCATGCAAGCGCGACCAACTTCAATCCCATTCACCCGGCTCGACGTGTGACCCCAGGGCGGTACACCCCACCCCACCGGCAGTGGCTCCCCCCGGCGCATAGAGCCGATATCTCCCCACGGTTTCGGTAACGGTAACGCGTTACGGCATCGGCAACGATTTTTAGGAGGCGTTATGGCGAGGATTTGCACGGTGTGCGGCTCCCCGCTGCCCAAGGACGCGCGAGAGGGTGCCGAATACTGTTCTTCGAAATGCAAGCAAAAGGCGTACCGGCAGAGGAAGGCCGGCAACAGGCCTATTGAACCAAAACCGAAGGTGAAAGCGAAGCCCGCGCCTTTGCCGACGAACCGTGAGCTCGAGCGGATGATGGACGAGCCGATGGAAGATGTGCTGCGCCACACGCGCGACGTGCTGAAGAAGGCGTTGGACGATCCCGACACCCGCACATCCGATCTGCCGGCGTTATCCCGACAGTACATCACGGTATGCCGTGAGCTTGAAGCCCAGTCCGGCGGCAATGACCTGTTCGGCGACGAGTCCGTGGAATCAAGCGAGGTGGATGATGTCGGAGCGTCGATTGTCTGAGCTCGCCCGAGTGCTTTCCCAGCCGTCAGGCATCGTCTCCAGCGATTTCCCGAAATTGCGGCGTGCGGCCACGCGCATGGGCATCACCTACGACCTATGGCAGCAGGGACTGCTGTATCTCATGCTCGGCAAGCGTGAGAACGGCCTGTATGCGTGCGGCGAGGGCGGCACTGTCATATCGATATGCCGTCAGGTGGGCAAGACGTTCACCATCGGCTCCGCCGTGTTCCTCCTGTGCGCCATGCAACCCAACCTCAAGGTGCTGTGGACCGCGCACCGCACCAGAACCTCCGATGAGACGTTCCAGTCGATGTGCGGCTTCGCACAAAACAAATTGATGGCCGGGCATGTGGAGCATATCCGGCGTGCGAACGGCCAGCAGGAGATAGCGTTTCGCAATGGCAGCCGTATCATGTTCGGAGCCCGCGAGCAGGGCTTCGGCCGCGGCTTCGACGCGGTGGACGTGGAGATCTTCGACGAGGCGCAGATCCTCACCGTCAAGGCGTTGAACGACATGATCCCGGCCACGAACGTGAGCCCGAATCCGCTGATCGTGTTCATGGGCACACCACCGCAGCCCGGCGACCCGTCGGAAACATTCGCCGACAAAAGGCGTGACGGGCTCAAACACACGGACGGCATGCTGTACGTGGAATTCAGCGCCGACCCCGACTGCGACCCCGACGACCGCGAACAGTGGGCGAAGGCCAACCCGAGTTTCCCGAAGCGCACTTCTGAGACCGCCATCCTGCGCATGCGCAAGCTGCTCGGCGACGATGACAACTTCCGCCGCGAGGGCTTGGGCATCTGGGATGCGGAAAACAGCATTTCGGCCATAGACCCGCAGCAGTGGGAGGCCGGCAACATCGAGCAGCCGGACTTGGATGGCCGGCTCGCGTTCGGTTTGGATATGCCGCCCGACCGCAGCGCGTTGGCCGTCGGCATGGCCGTGCGCCACGATGACGGCACCGCGCTCATCAATCTGCAGGAATACCGTGACGCGAAACAGTCGGGTACCGCGTGGGCGGTGGACTGGCTGGCGGAACGCTGGCATAAAACATCTGCGGTGGTCATCGATGCGCAGTCGCCGGCCATGAGCTTTTTGCCCGACCTGCAGAAACGACACATCAAAGTGATCGTCACCCAGTCACGTGACCTGGGTGCCGCGACCGGAAGGGTGCTCGACATGATCCACGCCGGAACCCTGCAGCATTTGGACGCGGAGCACCAGCCGCAACTGTCCATGGCCGCGCATGGCGTCACGTTGCGTGACATCGGCCCCAACGGGCTGAAGGCGTGGAACAAGAAAGGCTCCGACATCGACATTTCGCCGTTGCAGGCATGCACGGTCGCATTGCACGGGGCATTCGTCAGCAAACGCAAACCGGGCAGGAAGCAGAGGGTGATGGTCTGATGGTCAGCAGTGAAATCGTGACCGCCGCAGGCGGCAAACCGTTCCTCGCCAGCGAATCCCTTCCCTCCATTCGAGCTATAAAAGGCATCGATGAGGCTGATTGGGACATCATCGAGCGTCTGCTGCGGGTGTGGTTGCAGAAGCAGAACGGCAATATTCTCCGCTCGCTTTACTATTCGGCGCACGAACGGGTCAAGGATTTCGGCATCAGCATTCCCGACAAGATCAGGTCGAACGTGTCCGTGATGATTGGCTGGCCGGCCAAGGCCGTGCGCATGCTCGCCGACCTGAGCGCGTTCGAGGGCTTCAGCGTCGACGGAGGCTCTGATGAGGGCTTGGCTGCCGACGTGTCCGGCGTGTTCGAGTCGAACGCCCTGGACACCGTCGTCTCGCAGGCGGTGGTGAGCGCCTACACGCATTCATGCGCGTTCCTCACCATCAGCCGCACCATTGGCGGGGTGACCATCATTCCCCGTTCGGCGGATTGGTCGGCGGCCATATGGGATTCGGTCAACAACCGGATCGGATACGCGCTGACCATCACCGACGCCGACGAGCATGGCGTCATCACCGGTTTCAACGTGTGGCTGCCGAACCGCGTCTACGTGTGCTCGAACAGTATGGGCAAGTGGTCCGCGGAACGCCAGGATACGAATTACGGCAGGCCCACGGTGGTCTCCCTGTGCTACGACCCGCAATTGAACCGACCGTTCGGCCGTTCGCGCATCACGCGCCCGTTGATGTCCCTGACCGATATCGGCGTGCGCACCATGCTTCGAATGGAGGCGAACGCCGAATTCTATGCGGCCCCGAAACTCTGGTTCCTCGGAGCCGACCGCGACGCCTTCAGTGAAAACACGTGGAAGAGCCTGATAAGCGCCATCAACGCGATCAGCAAGGACGAGGACGGCGACGTGCCCACCCTGCAGCAGGTGCAACAGGCCTCGATGCAACCGCATTCGGACATGCTCAAGACCATCGCCATGCTGGTGGCCTCCGAGACGAACGTGCCCGTCAACGATCTGGGCATCACGATGGACAATCCCGCATCCGCCGAGGCCATGGCCGCCGCGGAACGCAAGCTCAGCCGCGAGGCTGACCGTCAGAACCGGCTGTTCTCCCGCGCCCTGAAGGACGCGGTGGGCATGGCGCTGGACTTGGATTCCACCGAGCTCGCGCGCATCACCCCGGTATGGGCACCGACCCGCGAGGTGTCGGACGCGGCCCGCGCCGACTCGTTCTCGAAGATAGCCGGCGTGCAGCCGGCGTTCGCCGAATCCGAGGTCGGCTGGCGGTACGCCGGATTCCCCCAAAGCGATGTGACACAGATCATGAATGCCGTCAATGCGAACAAGGCCGGCAGCGTGCTCGACCGATTGGTGAACGGAGGCGTCGATGACAGACAGCAGCAGCCGAACGCCCAGCCGCAACCAAGTGGACAAACTCAGCCAAGCGAACCAGTCGGTGGTGGCCCAGGCTCAGAGCGAGCTTGACAAGGTGTTCGAGACCGTCATCAACATGTATGACGATCCCGCCGACCAGCGCGACGCCCTGCTGGAGCTCGTGCCCGCCATAGCCCGCAAATACGGCAACATCGACAGCGTGGCCGCCGCCGAATGGTATGAGAAGGTGCGCCACAAGTGGATCATAGACGACGACTACACGGTAGACAGCCGCTACGACCCGGATGATGTGCCGATGAGGAAGACGGTGCGTCGTCTCGCCGGCCACCTTTGGGACGACGAAAAAAACGGCCGCGGCCCCGATTACGACGCCGCGAAACGCGGGCTGCACGCCAGCATGGACAGCTGGGTAAAGGCCGGTGGTCGCGAGACCATCATGCGCGCCTCCAAACACGACCCGTCGAAGCCCCGGTACGCACGAGTACCGTCCGGTGCGAAGACGTGCGCGTTCTGCGCCATGCTCGCCTCCCGTGGCTTTGTTTACGCTAGCGAGGACAAGGCCGGGGCGCTCGGCCAATATCATAAGGATTGCGACTGCGAGATCATTCCGAGCTGGGACAGGAAGAACCCCAAAATCGAGGGCTACGACCCGGACGGGCTGTACAGGGAGTATCTCGAGGCCCGTGATTCCATGGAATCCGAACAGCCCACGCTCAAGGAAATCCTCACGGCCATGAAATCCCAGCCCGGCCGGTACAACGACTCGTTTGCGCCGTACAAAATCAGTGTCGCCAAGGAGTCGGATTTTGCCGCGACCATAGGTTCGCGGCATGTTTCGGCGTTGAACAAGCTGCTTAACGATTCCAAGCATCACGACACGGCCGAGCTCTTCTCCAGAGGCACGAACGAGTACAGGATACTCGACACGAAACTGCCCAATGACACCGAAGCCCATTTCAGCCCCTCGGATGGCGGCATATATCTGAATCTCGCCGCCGTAGGAAAACACCAGCCGGGCCACCCGCCATACAACACCCTTGTCCATGAATGCTCCCACATGCTGGATTGGATACTTGGCGACGATAAGGCCCAGATGTATTTCTCCGCGCTGTCACGCGAAGGGCAGTCCTTCGCCCTCATGCTCAGCACCGATGCGCGCCAAGCCTTCAACGAGCGTCTGGCGAAAGTCCAGGGAGACAGCCTCAAGGACAGACGAGAGGCCGCACTTGGGCAACTCTATATGGACGTCGCCGCGGACCTCGGAAAGAAAGGGGACCACTCCATCCACGACATGTTCCAGGCCGGCCTTGGAAGCCAAGGAGACGACTACGCCTATCTGCTTTCCCGTTTCGGGCACAGAAAAGGGTATTTCCAATCCAGCGGGAACCAGGAGGCCGAAGCGTTCGCCGAGATGATGGCGGCGCAGATAACCGATGAGCATTCATGGGAGATAATGGAGAAGTATTTCCCCAACGCCACGAAAATGTTCAACGGGATGGTCAAGGAGGCGCTGAATGGCAAAGCCCTGGAGTGACGAAGTCGATGCGCTGCTCGACGAGTACGCCCGCAGATTCCACGATATCTATTTCCACTTCGGCGAAACATATCCGGACGATGACGAAAAGCTGAAAGCCGATATCCAGCATTGGCTCGATATCGGCAAACCGCGCCCATGGACGGATTTCCCCGGAGACGTTCTCATTTAAGCGAGAGCGACATTTTTTGTGACCACCCGCACGGGTGGTTTTTTTATGCCCGAAAAGGGCCCGTCAACCCATAAGGAGAACAATCATGGCCGAAAACCAACAGTCCGGACAGGAGCCGAACGGCGAATCGCAGGACATCGACTACAAGGCCAAATACGAGGAGGCCATCGCCCATTCACGCGAGTGGGAGAAGCGTGCCAAGGCCAACAAGACCGCCGCCGACGAGCTGGAACAGCTCAAGCAGTCGCAGATGAGCGACGCGGAGAAGGCCGCCGCCAAGACCGCGAAGCTCCAGAAGGAGCTCGAAGAGCTCAAGGCGGAGAAGCAGTCGAACGCATGGCGTTCGCAGGTCGCCTCCGAAACCGGACTGCCCGCGAACCTCATCACCGGCTCCACGTTGGAGGAGATGCAGGCCAACGCGAAGTCCATCAGCGAATACGTGGCCGCTCAGACCGGCAGGAAGCTCCCCGAGGTCAAGAACCCCGGCAAGCAGCCGGACGTGGCGCCGAACGACCTGCTGCAGTTCGCCTCCAACGTGTTCTCCAACTAGCAACCAACCATTTCACAGTAAGGAGCCAATATCATGGCTATTTTCGGTGCAGGCGGCATCGCCGCCATGCCCAACCAGATCGCGGACGGCATCGTCGACCAGGTGCAGTCCGGCAGCGCCGTAGGCGTGCTTTCCCAGCAGAAGGCGATGCGCTTCGGCGAGACCAGCATCGTCACGTTCGAGAACCGTCCGAAGGCGGAGTTCGTGGACGAGGGCGTGCAGAAGTCCAGCACCACCGGCTCGTTCGGAGTGGTCAAGACCGCACCCCACAAGACGCAGGTCACCATGCGCTTCAACCAGGAGGTGCAGTGGGCCGACTCCGACTACCAGCTCGGCGTCATCAACAAGCTCGCCTCCGAGGGTGCCAAGGCGCTTTCCCGCGCGCTCGACCTCGGCCTGTTCTACTGCCTCAACCCGCTGACCGGCAAGCCTATCAAGGCTTGGACGAACTACCTGAACAAGACGACCAAGCGCGTGGCCCGCACCGCCAGTCCGGACACCGACATCGAGACCGCCATCGGTCTGATCCTCAACGACAAGGAAGGATGGGACGTAAACGGCATCGCCATGAGCCGCTCCTACGCCTTCGACCTCGCCACCCTGAAGGACACGCAGAAGCGCCCGCTCTACCCGGAGCTGGGCTACGGCGTGAACATGAACTCGTTCAAGGGCATTCCCGCATCGGTGACCACCACCGTCAATGCCCCGGAGTTCGTCGCGCCCGCGGACGGAGATGACTACACGGTGCCGAAGGTCGGCGCGATCGTCGGCGACTGGAAGAACGGCATCTATTGGGGCGTGCAGCGCAATCTGCCGTTGGAGACCATCACCTACGGCGATCCGGACGGGCAGGGCGACCTGCGCCGCAACAACCAGATCGCGCTCCGACTGGAGATCGTCTACGCCTGGTACGTGTTCACCGACCGCTTCGCTGTGGTCGAGGGCGACGCACCCACCAGCAAGGCGGCCAAGTGATGAGCCAGGCAGTCGAATTCCACCACCTGACCTCAGGGGTGGCGAACACCGCCCGCCAGGCGGTCATCGAAACCCAGTTCGTCGACGATAAGGGCAAACCCATCGACCTCAATGGCGGTTCTTCCACCCCATCTGCTGGCAGCGTCACGGGCGGGTTCTAGTGATCGTTGCAACACCTGACCTACCGCAAGGAGGGTCAGGTGACCAGAAGCCACCGAAACGAAGACCGTGGCGGGGAACACCGTTGGACGTTCAACGGCGTCGAATATCCGACGAGGAAGCTGATGTGCGAGGCGAGACGCGCCGAGTACGTGCGCCTGCTGGACGAGGAAGGCATGAACTTCACCCAGGCCGCGCACGCGGTCGGCGTCTCGAAACGCACCGGCAAGGCGTGGCGCAACGGCAGGACGCGCGCCACGGGAAGGAACGAGAAACCCCTGGTGGACTGGTATCGTTCCACCATGGACAAACCCAAGACCCTCCATCCGCGCTACCTGAGCCAGGAGGAGCGCATCCAGATCGCGGACCGTCTGCGTCTGGGCGATTCGATCCGCGCCATCGCCCGCCTGCTGGGCCGCGACCCCGGCACGGTCAGCCGCGAGGTCGAGCGCAACAGGAATCCCGAGTCCGGCGGTTACGAGCCTTACCGCGCCCAGCAGAAGGCCGCGGACCGGCTCAAACGCCCCAAACCGCGCAAGGCGGCCGAGGGCACGCGACTGTGGGACGAGATCGCCGCCGGGTTGCGCAGGCATTGGAGCCCGGAGCAGATAGCCAACCGGCTGAGGCTGGACTTCCCGGATAATGGGGATATGCACGCGAGCGTCGAGACGATCTACCAGGCCATCTACCTGCAGGCCAGGGGCGAACTCAAGCAGGAGCTGAAACGCGCCATGAGGCAGGGGCGAACCGCCCGCAGACCCCAAGGCGGCCAAGGCCGCAAACCCCGTTTCCGCGAACCCATGGCCATGATCTCGGAGCGACCCCCGGAGATCGAGGACCGGGCGGTCCCGGGCCACTGGGAGGGCGATCTCATCACCGGCAGCCGCAACAAAAGCGCCATCGGCACGCTCGTCGAGCGCACCACCAGGTTCACGATCCTGCTGCACCTGCCCGACGGGCACGACGCCGAACACGTCCAGCAGGCCATCATCGACAAGATGCAGCACCTGCCCAAACTCCTGCGCAACAGCCTGACCTGGGACCAGGGAGCGGAACTCGCCCTGCACAAACGGATCGGCGCCTCGCTGGACATGGCCGTCTACTTCTGCGACCCGCACTCCCCGTGGCAGCGCGGCACCAACGAGAACACCAACGGGCTCCTGCGCCAGTACTTCCCCAAAGGCACCGACCTATCCGTCTACCCGGAGGACTACCTCGACGCGGTCGCCGAGGAACTCAACGACCGGCCACGCAAAACCCTCGGGTTCATGAAACCAAGCGAGAAGATCATCGAACTGCTCGACGCCGCGTGATAACCTCAACAACCGACAACGTGACCATGGAAGGCCGCTCAAACCTCAGGTGTTGCAACCACCACTAGAATCTGCCACGCCGGCCAGCCTCGGCGGCTATTCCTCCGGCACCGGTCACGGCAAGGTCGTGCAGGTCAAGGCCGATGGCAGCGGCTTCGACTTCGTCGCCCCGGTCACGGCCCCGACCGCCGACACGCTTACCGGTGCCACGGATACGGGCAAGCGTGTGCTCAAGGCGACTGACGCTGCGGCGGCGCGCAAGGCCATCGGTGCCGGCACCAGCTCGTTCAGCGGCTCGTACGACGATTTGACGAACAAGCCGGCGATTCCTGCCGCCTACACGCTGCCCGCCGCGACCGCTGCGGCGTTGGGTGGCGTCAAGCAGGGTGCGGCCGTACCGGACCTCGCCGCCGACGCGAATACGACGACCGCGAACGCCAAGATCAACGCGCTGCTCGCCCAACTGCGTGCGGCCGGTGTGATCGCGGCCTGAGGGAGGTGCGCTCATGGCCGATGACGCTGATCCGGGCATGAACGTGCCCGCTCCCCCGTTCGCCAGCGCCGATGATCTCGCCTCCCGTTGGCATGAGCTCACCGACGCCGAACGGGCCAAGGCGGAGACGATGCTGGCCGACGCGAGCGACAAGATCATCACCGACTGCCCCAATTGGGCTCAGGCCTCGGAGACCACGCTGCGGCGTATCTGCTGCGCGATGGTCAAAAGGGCCATGCTCAACGAGGACGTCGCCGGGGTCACCCAATCCACGCAGACCGCGAACGGTTTCACCGAGGCCAACAGCTACAGCAACCCTGACGGGGATCTGTATCTGACGAAATCGGAGAAACGCTCGCTGGGCTGCGGCGTGCAACGCATGTGGAGCATCGACCTGTCCGACGGGAGCGTGAACCCATGAGACTGCATGGCGAAACCATCACCGTCACATGGCGCGTGCCGACCGGCGAGGTGGATGGGGGCAACAAGCCCGTCTGCAGGACGGAAACGGAGACCATCGACGACGTGCTGGTCAAGCCCGGAGCCGACGAGAACGCCGCCGACTCCACACGGCCGGCCGGTATCACCGCCGCGTTGACGATCGCAATACCGAGGGTCTGGACGTACCGGAGCCTCAGGAATGCGCTGGTCACCATACGCGGCCACGACTATCGGGTGATAGGCGACCCATTGCCGGTCGACGGCGGGATTACCCCCACCCGGTGGAATTTGAGCGTCGAACTGACGGATACGGAGGGATGACGCATGTCAAGCAACGTGAAACTGAACCTGCCGGCGTTCACCGCGTTCCGCCAGTCGCCGCACGTGATCGGTGCCGTCAACGCGGAGGCCGAACGGGTCGCGGCGAGGGCGAACGCGCTCGGCCACAACTCGCATGGCGGCAAACCCCAGTACGGGGTGCTGCCGGCGATCCCGTCGAACGTGGGCACCATCGCCCTCGTGCAGGCCGAGAACCATCAGGCGTTTGTCGACAACTCGGCCCACAACACGTTGGCCAAGGCTTTGGGAGGTGGCGGCTGATGGCGGTCAACGCGGAAAAACTCGTCATGGACTGGATCAACGCCGACCCGACGATCAAGGCCGAATATCCGGCCAGTTTCGACGTGCCCGCCGAATCATCGGCCACGCACCCGATGCCGTTCGTCACCGTCGAACAGGTCGGCGGCACGGACGAACAATTCCGTTCGCTGCCCCTGGTCGCGGTGCAGGTGTGGGGCGAGTCGCGCTGGCTGGCCTCCGAGGCCGCCTCCAAGCTCATCCTCCCCCGGTTGAAACGTATCACGGAACTGCCCGAGGTCGCCGACATCGACGTCACGGGCAGGACGCATTTCCCTATGCCGGACGGACGACCCCGTTACCAGATACTCATTCAGCTCGTCGTCAAATCGGACGACATATAGAAAGGTTTTGAATCATGGCTGCATCCACAGTCAACGACAGCACGATGGTGTCGTTGGGAAAGTTCAAGGTCGGCGGCTACGCCTACTGGGCACCAGCCGGCACCGCATTGCCGACCAATGCCAGCACCGCATTGTCGGACGCCTTCAAACTGCTCGGCTATCTGTCGGAGGATGGTCTGACCATCACGACCGACACGGACACCACCGAGGTAAAGGACGCGAACGGGCAGACCGTCATGAAGGTCATCACCAGCTACGCGGAATCCTACCAGTTCTCCATGTTGGAGGTATTGCGCGCCGAGGCCGCGAAACTGCGCTACAACGAGGACGCGGTCACTGGCAGCGACAAGAGCATGACCATCAAGCACCAGATGCCCTCCGACAATGGCTTCGTGCTCGTGTTCGAGATCGCGATGACCGGCAATGTGAAGGACCGCCTCGTGATCGGCAACGGCACGCGCGCCGAGTTCGGCGACCGACAGGTGCATGTGGGCGACGCTCAGGTGTACGACGTCACCGTGTCCGCAAACGACATGGGCAACGGGGTCACCGCCATCGAATACATCGGCGTCGCGGCCAGCGAGGCCATGAGCAGTGTCGACGCCGAGGCCCTGACCGGCAAGGTCGTGGACCAGTCCAACGCCGAGGCCCTGACCGGCAAGGTCGTGGACCAGGTCAACGCCGAGGAGACCGCCGAACCCGCCGAGGAGACGCCGGCCGCCGAGTAACGGTTCTTCCCGCGTCACGCTTCACTCGACTTCACGCGACGCGGGCCCCATGATTTTTGAAGTCGGTTCATTTTTGGAGAAGTCATGTCACGAAAAAGCAACCGCAACCGCAACCGCAATACAAACCATCCGGCTGTGCCGCAGGATCACAAGCCCGCGCAGGGCAAGCCACGCACCGTCACCGTCAAAGGGCTCGTCCTGACACTGGACCCGGCCAAGCTCAACGACTGGGAGCTCATGGAATCCCTCTACGACCTCCAGTCCGACCCACAGAACAATGCGCTGAGCGTGGTACCGTTCCTGCGCGGCATGTTCTCAGCCAAGGACTACGGGCGCATCAAGAACCGTCTGCGCGACCCCGAAACCGGACGCATCACCGGAGACGCCATGGGCGAGTTCCTGCAGGAACTGTTCGCGCGTCTGAACGAGGAATCCCCAAACTCCTGACGCTCGTATACCTGCTGCATGCCTGCCCCGACCAGTTGGCGGCGGACATGCGGCGCGTATACGGGCTTAGCGTCTATGAGCTGGATCCATTGGAAGCGGCAGCGCTGGCGGTGAACCTGCCTGCGGGCTCACTGGTGTGGCAGAGGCTGGACGTTCCGGCCGCCTGGACGCTCGACCAGTATCTGATGGCCGCGCGGATCGACCAGATGAACATGTGGATGTGGGGCAACGCCGACCCGAAGAAACGCGGCCCACAACCCGAACCGCTGCCACGACCCGGCAACGGAAGCGGCCATGCCGTCGCGAACCCCTCCAATCCGGAGGACTCCGGGGAAGCAACGCGCAGGACGCGCACCATCAAGCCCATGGCCCTGACCGTCGCCGAACTCGACGAGTTCATGAGCCGCGACTTCACGGACGTGGAGACGAAACCCTTCACCCACAACGAATAACCGAATAGAGAGGCACGGTCATGGCATACCAGCTGGCTCAGGCGTACGTGCAGATCGTGCCCAGCATGAAGGGCGTGGGCAAGGCCATCGAAAGCGCGTTCGACGGGCCATCCAAATCGGTCGGCCAGAAAGCCGGCGACACCGCCGGCGGCGGCTTCTCCAGGGGATTCTCCGCGAAGCTCGGCGTGATCAGCGGCGTCGCATCCAGCATCGCCACGAAGGTCATCGGCGTGTTCTCCGGCCTGTCCGGGCAGATCCTCGACGCATCGGATTCGACCCAGAAGTTCGCACAGACACTGGACTTCGCCGGCGTCGGGGCCGACCAGATCAAGAAACTGACCACGTCCACGCAGGAGTACGCGAACAAGACCGTCTACGGCATCGACGACATCCGCAACACCACCGCCCAGCTGGCCGCCAACGGCGTGCCGAACTACGACAAGCTCGCCGAAGCGGCCGGCAACCTGAACGCGGTCGCGGGCGGCAACAGCGAAACGTTCAAAAGCGTCGCGATGATGCTCACCCAGACCGCCGGCGCAGGCAAGCTGACCACGGAGAACTGGAACCAGCTGGCCGACGCGATCCCCGGCGCTTCGGGCAAGCTCCAGGAGGCGATGCTCAAGAACGGCGCGTACACGGGCAACTTCCGCGACGCGATGGCCAATGGAGAGATCACCTCACAGGAGTTCAACGACGCGCTCATGCAACTGGGCATGAACGACGGTGCCATCAAGGCGGCGGAAAGCACGCAGACGTTCGAGGGCGCGTTCGGCAATCTCGAGGCCACCATCGTGGACGGTGCGGCGAACATCGTCAACACCGTCAAACCGTACATCACCGGAGCGGTCACTGCGTTGGGCGACGGCATCGGCAAGGCGATGCAGTGGGTGAACGACTTCACGGGCGCGCTCATGAAAACCGAGGGCGTGCAGACGTTCGCCAACGGGGTGAAAAGCATCGCCGGCGCGGTCGGTTCGGTCGTCGGCCCGTTCGCCGGCGTCATCGGCAGCCTGCTCGGCTTCACCGGCGGCGCGTACAGTGCCGGCGGGGCCGCCCAGCAGCTCTCCAATATTCTGGGCAGCATCGGCGGCATGCTCCAGTCGGTCGGCACGTTCGTCCAGCAGAACGCCGACTGGATGCAGGCGCTCGCGGTCGCGGTCATGGCGGGATATGGCGCGTTCAAGCTGTTCTCGATCATCACGACCGTGGTCGGCTTCATCAAGGCGTTCAGCCTCGCTGACACCGTCGCCGCCGCAAAGCAGTGGCTGTTGAACGCGGCTATGAACGCGAACCCAATCATGCTGGTCGTCACCGCGATATCGGCGCTGGTCGCCGCACTGGTCTGGTTCTTCACGCAGACTGAGACGGGTCGCAAGGCGTGGGCGGCGTTCACGTCGTTCGTCTCCTCTGCATGGCAGAAGACGGTCGATGCCGTCACCAGTTTCGGCCAGAACATCGCCAACTTCTTCACGCAGACGCTTCCCAATGCGTTCCAGTCCGTCGTCCAATGGTTTCAGCGGCTGCCGGAACGTATCGGCAGCGCATTGTCGAACCTGCTCACGGCTGTGGGCGAATGGGCCACCTGTCTCGCGCAATCCGCGTGGACCGCCGGGAACCAGTTCGTGCAGAACGTCGTGTACTTCATCACGCACTTGCCTGAGACGATTGCCTACTGGCTGTCCTATTCGATCACGTTCGTGGTCGCATGGGTCGCGCTTATGGGTCAGAAGGCCATCGACGCTGGCACACAGTTCGTGCAGAACGCGGGCACGTTTATATCCCAGCTGCCAGGCAATATCTGGAACTGGCTGGTCGCCACCGTCACGAACACGGCCAATTGGGTGGCGCAGATGGCCGGCAAGGCCAGCGAGGCCGGAAGCCAGTTCCTCAACAACATGGCCACGTTCATTTCCCAATTGCCCGGCAGGATATGGGCGTTCCTCGTGAACGTGCTGACCGGCGCGGCCAACTGGGCAGGACAGATGGCGTCGAACGCGGCGCAGGCCGGCAGCAGTTTCATACGGAATGTGATCCAGTTCGTATCTCAGCTGCCCGGATGCATCGCCGCCTACCTGCGCGGCGTGATATCGAACGTCGGGGCCTTCGCCGGTCAGATGGGGCAGGGCGCGCTCAACGCCGGACGACAGTTTTTGAGCAACATCGTCAACACGCTCGCCTCGATACCGGGCCGTGTAGTGTCCATCGGACGCAACATCGTCGAGGGCATCGTCAGCGGCATCATGGGCAGCATGGGCCGGGTCGGCTCGGCGATTCTCGGCGGCATGAATGCCGCCATCGCCAACGTGAAGCGCATGCTCGGCATCCACTCCCCCTCACGCCTGTTCCGCGACCAGATCGGCATGATGATGGGCCTTGGCCTCGCCAACGGCATCGACGCTTCCGCACGCTATGTGAACGCCTCCATGGGCAGCATGATCGGCGGGCTCATGCCCGACATCAACGACCTGCTGCCCGCCAACCGCACGTACGACGCGGCCACGATGAACCGGCGCATAGTGTACACGCCGTCCACGGACGCCATGCAACCGCAAGCGGGCGCGTCGAACGTGAACATCACCAACTACTATCCGCAGGCCGACCCGTGGCCACTCGCCACGAACGACAGTCTCGACAAGCTGACGGTCGGAATCTAAAGGGGGTTGCTTATGGCCGGTGTCGATTACGCGCTCAACGGCGTGGCCCTCGACTCCCAGTATTGCCGGGTCACGTTGGGCAGCACCCTGTTCGCCGGAATCTCCGTGTCCCGCAGCAAGGTCAGCGCCCCGTTCCGGCATGGCACGATACCATCCGGTTTCGCCCCATCGTTCGAGGAACGCAGCGTGACGCTCAAGGTCACCGCGTTCCGTGCGGGAGCATTGGGCCGCGCTGATGCCTCGGGTTTGGATTCGAGCCGCCTGGCGCGCCTGTGCACGGCACCAAGCCTGACATTGGGCCGTCGGGTCAACGGGCGGAGACAGCAGGCCGTCGTGGAGCTCGCCAGTCTGGAGGCCGACGACGGAGGCACCGTGCTGGACAGGCTCACCCCGTTCACGGCGGTGTTCGCCATGCCCCAGGTGTGGTGGCGCGATCCGGTCGCGTATGACCGCCAGGTGGCGGCTAACACAACGGACTGGCTGTGGCCGTCAGCCGTGCAATGGCGGCAGGAATACTGGACGCGCTGGAGTGGCGCGGCGAACGATTCGACCAGTCTCATGGCGGATTTCGTGACCATGTGGATGGGTGAGCCGAACAATTCGCCGTCGCTGCTGATCCCGTTGTCGTCGGGCATACCGGACGGCATGTTCGGTGACGCGCCCGTCACCGATCCGATAATACGGCTGCCCAAGGGCGTGAGCAGCGCCTCGGTCACCGACCCCACGTCGAACACGGGCGTCATCTGGCAGGGTGCGGCCAACGCGAACGCCTACACGTATCTGGACGTGGGCAACTGCCTCGCATGGCAGTCCACGGCGGACCACCAGTGGACGCAATCTGGCACGGACGTGACCGGCGGCTTGGATTATCCGGCCAACGGGCTGCTGCAATGCTGGCCGAACCCGACCGACAACGGATACCGACTCACGTCGAAGATCACCGGCTCGTCGGAGCCGCTGCTCGTGCACGTGCGCCGCGCATGGTGGTAGACCGCGCATCCGCTTTTTCATGCAATTTTTCCGGCGTCATGCAATTCCCATGCCGGTTTCTAACGTTTGGAGTCCCCTATGACCAAGACCCTGCATGCCCGGCTCGTCGCCTACCTGCCCAACGGCGGCAAGCTCGGCAACCTGCCCGCACCGCTCTCATGGGACGCGAGCATCGTCAACAACGACCTCGGAGCCCTCAAGGTCACCTACAGCCGTCGTGCCGTCGGCGGCGGAATCCTGAAACGCGGCCTCGAACAGGGGCTCGAAATCGGGCTCGAAGTCAGTGACGGCGGAGCATGGAGCGAACCCTACAACTGCCGCTTCCTGCTCATCGGCCGCTCCCGCAACGCGGAGGACGTGTCTGACACGGTGACGCTCACCTGCCAGAGCATGGGCTGGCTGGCCAACAAGATACTCAACAACGACACCAGCCACCTGATCGCCGACGGCGACAACAAGGGCAAAAGAGCTTTTCTCTCCAAGAACCCAGGCACGATCCTGCGCACGATCCTCGATGAGAACAAGGCGCGCAAGGGAGCCGGCCTCGTGCTCGTCCCCGGTTTCGACACCGGCAAGGACGCGGCTGGCGCGAACTGGAAGAACGTGTACACGCTCTACTACAGTCTCGGCACATCGTTGAACAGCATGCTTTCGAGCATGGTTGGCGGCGGCGCCATCGACTGGCGCACCGAAGGCCGCACACTCAGAATATGGAACGCCGACAGCACCAGTCTCAGCCGTGACCTGTCGGGCCGCGTGCACATCAGCATGGCACACGACATACTCGAGGCACCCGAAGAGGAAAGCATCGAAGACCTCTCCAGCGATATCCTCGTGGAGGGTGACAACGGGCTAATCTTCCGCGAGTCGAATCCGGCGGCACCCACGCCGTGGGGTGGCTGGGAATCCTATGTCTCTCAGGGTGGAGTCTCGGACGAGGCCACCGCCAAGGCGTTCATGCAGACCACATTGGCCAGCGCGGCCCGTGTGCGCGGCCAGTACACCCGCTCGCTGCTCGTCACCAACGCCGAATCATTGCCGTTGGTGGACTACCGGCCCGGCGACTGGATCACCGCGCCCACAGTCCAGCACGGCGAGAAGGTGCGAATCCAACAGGTCACCGTCAGCCTCGACTCCAACGGACTCAAGGCCTCGATTACCCTCAACGACAAGGTATACGACTCTCAGGTGCGGGCCGCGAAGAAGATCGCCGGCATCACCGGCGGCGCGCAACTGGCCGGCAGCGAGGGCGGGCGTCCCGCCCCCGAGAAGGACCATCGTGTGCCGAATGCTCCGCTTGGGCTTGTGGTGCAGACGGACGCCTACATTGGTTCGGATGGTTTCGCGCATGGTCTGGCCACGGCTTCGTGGTCCGCCGTGACCGAAGCCACGAACAATACCTCCATCGAGATCAGCAATTACGCCGTCGAGTGGCGCAAGCACGTGGATGGCGCGCCCTGGCATTCCGCCGGCACGACCGATAAGACGCAGCTCGGCTTCGGCGGCTTGGATTGCGGCACGCAAATCGAGGTGCGCGTCAGGGCTGTGCCGACGTATTCGGACAAGCTCGGCGAATGGTCGAGCGTTTTCGTGGCCACCGTCGAATCGGACGTGACTCCGTGCTCCGTACCGTCGAGACCGGTTCTCTCGTCCGAGCTTGGCGTGGTGACCGTCCACTGGGACGGCAGGACCTCCACCGGCGCGTCGATGGAATCGGACTTCGACCATATCGAGGTCGGCGAGGGCGTCAATGCGGCCGGCATGATCGTCATCAGCGCCACCCAGTCCGGTCCGGGCGATTATCTCGTGACCGGTCTGACAGCCGGTTCCAGGCACTCCTATGCGCTGAGGTCCGTCGATCATGCGGGCAACCGTTCCGACTGGTCGGCCATCGCCTCGGTGACGGTCGCGTCGGCTGTCTCGCCTGAAGAGGTCGAACAAATCCAGCAGGATTTGGCTGACAACAAGACGGCTTTGCAGGACAATACGGCCAAGCTCGATCAGGCACGGAAGGACATCCAAGCCAACAAGTCGAATCTCGACGCGGCGAATCAGACGCTCACGCAGGCGCAGGCCGATCTGTCTCAGGCCCGGAAGGACATCGCGCAGACCAAAAGCGACCTGACCACGGCGAACGGCGAGATTTCGAAGGCGAAGGAGTCGGCTGCGCAGGCGTATGCCGAAGCCCACTCGAAGAACCATACGTTTCGTGGGCCTGACATGCCGGACGCCTCCAAAGGGCTGATCGTCGGCGACCTGTGGCTCAAGACCCAGAAGTATTGGACGCGCTGGCAGGGCGAGAAGAACAATTCGCCGTCCATGCTCGCGGACTTTTACACGTACTGGCAGGGAACGCCGAACAATTCGCCTTCCGTGCTCGTGCCGCTTGCTGACCGCGTGATCGATACGCTTGTCTGGGATGGCTCCGCGTGGAACCACATGGGTTATGCCGACGTGGAGGACAATGCGAAGCAGATCGAGCAGGCTAAGTCGGATATCGCGGACAACGCGGCGAAGACCACCGACGCCAAGAAGGCCGCCGAGAATGCGGCTGCCGCAGCGAAAAACGCGCAGGGCACGGCTGATACGGCCAATGGCGCGGCCAAGACCGCTCAGGACACCGCCAATGCTGCTACTGCCGCCGCGGAGAGTGCCACCGCGACCGCAGGTCAGGCCAAGGATGCCGCCAATGCCGCCCAGACCGCCGCCGAAAGCGCTAAGAAGACGGCTGGCAATGCGCAGACTCTGGCGAATACGGCCAATGAGTCCGCCAATGCGGCCAAGTCCACAGCAGTCAATGCTTCGAGCGTTGCGACGCAGGCGAAGGCCACCGCCGACAGCGCGGCCCAGTCCGCCACGGACGCGGCCACCGCCGCAAGGAAGGCGAATACGGCTGCTGCCGCCGCCGCTGGCGTGGCGAACGGCAAGGCCGACGTGCTCATCCAATCCACTGCTCCGGCCACGTCGATGCGCAAGCCGACTACCTTGTGGATTGACACCACGAATGGTGCTAACACGCCGAAACGGTGGAACGGCAGCACGTGGATGGCGGTGACGGACAAGGCGGCCACGGATGCGGCCAATGCGGCTGTCAAGGCACATGCTGCCGCGCAGACGGCGCAATCAACGGCCGACAAGGCCCAGACCACAGCCGCGAACGCGGCCGCGCAGGCGAATCAGGCGCAGGCCGCCGCAAAAAAGGCGCAGACCACCGCCGACGGCAAGAACCTCATCTACCGTGGCCCGGACGAACCCGCGCATGATGGGTTGAAGCCGGGCGACATGTGGTGGCGCACCCAGAAGTATTGGACAAGGTGGAAAGGCGAGAAGAACGCAAGCCCCTCACTGCTCGCGGACTTCTACACGTATTGGCAGGGCGCTCCGAACAATTCGCCTTCCGTGCTCGTGCCATTGGCCGACCGCGTGGTCGAGGTGCTGACGTGGGATGGCACCCGCTTCACGCCGTTCGACCTCGTGGCCAACAATATTCTGGCTGCCGGCACGGTGGCTGCGAAGCATCTCGCCGTGGATTCCGTGACTGCCGAGAAGGTCAAGGCCAATGCCATCACGGTGGACAAGCTCGCCGCCAACTCGGTGACGACGGAGAAGCTTGTGACCGACGCGGTGACCGCCGCGAAGCTCGCCGCGAACAGCGTGCAGGCGCGCAACATCGTCTCGCTCGCCATCACCACCGACAAGTTGGCTGCGAACTCGGTCACGACCGCGAAGCTCCGCGTGACGGAGGACATGACCGTGGCGCTCCTGAATGTCCATAAGATTCAGGCCGGCGACATCGTGGCTGGCGCGGTCACGATCGACAAGCTCGCCGCGAACAGCGTTAACGCCGACAAGCTCGCCGCCAACAGCGTGAATGCGGACAAGATCGTGTCCGGAGCGATCACCACGGACAAGCTCGCCGCAAACAGCGTGACTGCTGTCAAGATCGCGGCTGGCACGATCACGTCGGATAAGGTAGCAGCAGGCCAGTTCAAGGGCTACGTGTTCACGGGCGCGATATTCCAGTCCAGCGAGGCTGCGAACACGGGTGTGAAGCTCAATTCGACAGCCCTGCAAATGTGGGATTCCAACCATAATCGCACCGTCTATCTGGATGGCGAGGGCAAGTCGAATGTGCTGACCGGCACGTTCCAGACCCGCACGAGCGGGCATAGGGTGCGCATCAGCCCGGATTATCGGACCCACATCATCGGCGGCACTGAGACTTTCGTGGGTGATGGCCTGGAATTCCCCGCTTACAACGGTTCGACGGCGTTTTACTCTTGTCCGGCCATTGCTTCTCTCATCCAGTCGGATCAGGTCGGCGCGATGGGCGAACTGGACTTGTGGAGCGGACGTATCACACAGCACGATCCAGCTGCTTTCATGCGACTCCGATCGCGGCCGCGCGAGATGGGCGGCACCGGCAGTGATGGCGTCACGTCTACCGTGTATGCCTTTGCCGACACGGATTACGACGAGCCTGACATTACGAAAAAAAGCCGGGCATACCTGCAATTGACTGGTGATGCCAATGATGGGTCGAGCGTATGGCTCGAAGCCGAAGACAGGGGTGGTTCGGTCGGAATCGGCACGAACATCGCCACCGGATACCTGTATCTTGGCGGCTATCTTGGCGGCATCACAAACCGTTGCACTTTCCACGGCGCTGCCGCGTGGAAGGCGTGGTGGCCGAATCCCGGCCAGAGCATCCCGACCGGCGCATCAGCGCAGGTCAATTGCACGTTCAGTCCGACGAAATACGGCCACTATTACGTGGTCGCGAACGCGGATTCGCAATGGGCCGGCATCATCGCGCACCCGGTAAACACGGGCGGCCAGAGCGGCTTCCAGCTAAAGCTTTACAACGCCGACCAGCCTTGCCCGGTCGACGTGTATGCCGAATACCTCGCCTATCTGGTCAAATGATTGGAGGAAATGTTGTCAGCGACTTTCGAAATGGATGATAACGGATTGTGTATCATCCGCTGCGATCCGCCGGTGAACGGGTCGGACAGTTTCGTGTTCACGCCTGATGTGCTCGTCTCGTGGAAGGCGCTGCTCGGATTGGCTTCGACCCGTGAAGCGATCGCGGCGATCATGCAGGGCAGGGAGGACGTGAGTCGGTATGACCCGAAGACCGGCAGGGGCGTGTGGACTGGAGCGTTCGAAGCGTTGGAATCGGCTTTGGCGGATTCCGCCACCAGTGTGAGCATGCTCGCCGCCGATGGGGAAGTGTTGGACGATCCGCTGACAGCCGCACGCAACGAGACGCGTGCCGGTATGCGATTGCCAGTCATGTCCAACGACATGGACGCGCGAATGCGCGCCGCATTGACCTCGGATGCTTCCGGCGTGGAAGCGTCGAGCGGCATCGACGTGGCATGCACGCGGGATGTCGAGGGATTGGATGCCTTCCTTGAGGATGAATCCAGTCAGGCGATGCTGGACGAATGCGAGGAACGGTTCTACGCATCGCTCATGCCAAGACAAAACCAACAGAATTAAGGAGATTGATTATGGCCGATGTGACCACTGAGACCACTACCGATACCGCGCCTGCCGTGACGCCCGCCGAACCGTCTGGCGTGCTTGATTTGCGTCCGCCGAAGGAGTCGGTGCGAGCGGAATTGTGCCGATTGGGATTGGAGTTTTCCAGCGCTGACGGCACCGCCGAATCTTGGCGCGACTATCAGCGTGGCGTGCTTGCCACGTTCGACGGTGACGGCACATCCGTCAAAGTCACGGATGTTAAGACGAATCTCGGACGCACTTTGACGCTCGAAGAGCTTAAGGCCGTGACCCGAATCGACACGATGACCGCCGCCGACTGACCCCTATTTCATCCAGTTTTTCAACCCCTGCAATCCAATCGGATTGTGGGGGTCCCTCATTAAAAGGAGACTTATTTTGACTCAGATTCCAGCCGACGCGAACACCGTCATCGACCAGCTCTCGCAACAGATCGGCACACTCAACAAACAGGTAGCAATCCTGTCCATCCAGCTCGCGGCGGCCATGAAACTGATCCCCAAGGACGTGCTCGACAGTCTCGACAAGGAGAATACGAATGCAGAGGATTAACCTTTTCCCCGACCCGAATATGGCTAACACCATTTTCCAATGCATACCAGTACAATGCACCGTGGATTTTCCGACCGTCAGCGGCTTCCGGTGGCTGCGTGCCACGACCAGCGGCAGTGGTGACATATACGCGCAATACATACTTGCGGGAGCCAATCTTCCACCGGCCGGCGTGTATCACATTCACGCAGTCTGCTATGCGCAAGGCTCCGGCGCACTCTTCCGCGTCTATGCGGGCGACGGCAACAGATACACCATTTTGAACGAGACCGGCATCGCAGACAATCAGACGAAGGGAATTAACGCGGACATCACGATTCCAGCCAACACGACGCAATTGCTCATACGTGTCGTGCCACCGTCCACGGTCGGCAAATTCATACTGATCAGAGACATTCTC